AATGCGTTATAGATTGTCATTTGTTCACCTTTGTATTCGGGATAGTCTACATAGTCTGTCCATGGATCAATCGCGATTAATGTAGACTCTGGATGTAGTCCGTAGGTTTCAGCTACACTCACCATATTTGCACCATAAAACGCACCTACTTCTGCATAGCGTATAGGTTTATTAGGATCTGGCGTTACATAAGGGAACCAGTTATTAGCAAGTCTATAGGCAACTCCTTTGAAGTTTGGGTTCAGTGTATACATTTATAGTCCAAACGGAAGTGAATCTACATAGTCTACCGCACATGAGCCAGTTCGAGACACGTGACGATTATGACGGTATCCAAACGATGTGTCATTATACACTTTCATTCCGATAAACAATGCAAGAACATATATCATCATTCCATGAATGTTTGCATCCATCCATCCCTTCTGTAGAATGCCATTAGAAGCTTCTACTGCAGTTAAATATCTCTGAATAAATGGATTGTTCCAGAATCGGAAGCTTGATATATGGAAGTTGTTATACGGCGCAAGTCCAGAATAAACATCACCCTTCATAAAATACTTCTTGCGTAGTTCCTTCTTAAGTGTATCGATTACAGGTTCAGCATATCCTTCACTGCGGATGAAATCAAGTGTAAAGTCGAACAGAGACTGTTGATCTTGTGTGTCTTCAAACACTGATCGAAACACATAATCATGTTTAAGAAGTACATCCTTAACATATTGCTCTGTTAACATCGGTGCCTGAAAGAAGGAATCGTCGTCTAATCGCATGTAATGTGAGTAGTCTTTTAACCGAGGATGTTGTTGAACAACACCACTAAAAAACCTACACATCATCAGATAACCATACGGTCGACGAAGATTTCTATTAACAACGTCTTCCTTACCTGAAAAATCGACTTGAATAAACTCTGTTACACCTGGCAATCGAGCCTTTTCAGTATCTTCATAGTCCTCATGGAATACGAAGATATCTGTAGTTGGAAATAGCGAACGAGTGATCTTAAGTGATCCTTCTATCAGTTCTAAGCGAGATGCTTGAGTGGGATCATTATATATATGGAATGCCTTTGGAGATGCAATATAGAGTATACAGAAGCTCATTATTGTTATACTAACTTACGATTTATTATCAAATATAACCTTAAATGAAGATTTTAGTACTGATTCTCACAAGTGATACAAGTCCTGAGTATTTACAGTTTCAAACTCTCATGCGAACCTTCATTCATAAAACTCCAGGAGTTGACTGTTATTTCTACAAGGCACATCCAAATCTCCCTCAAGACATTTTTCTAGGTGGAGATACATTGATGATCAAGATGGAAGAGTCATTCGATACTATTTATGATAAAACTCTTCGTGCATTCGACTATTTTTCTTCAGTTCTTCATCAGTATGATTTTGTTTATCGAACCAATCTATCTACATACACACATTATCCAACTCTGATTGAGTATTGTAAATCGCTTCCTACTAAAAATACATGTGCAGGATCATTTGGAGGTTTTGATTCTGATAATCCATTTCCAGGAGGATCTGGAATACTTCTTACACCTGATGTAGTTAGACGCTTAATACAAGAGCGTCCTGAAAAGATTGATCAAGATGACGTGACAATCGGAGCAGCATTGAAACGATGGCAGACTAAAATGATACAACACCGACGTGGAGATTATGAGGAATGTGATTTATTTTTCATTCGAAACTGGGATACAGTTCCTGCATTGGGTCCTCGTGGACTTTTATTCAGTTGGCGATTAAGAACTCAGGATCGTTCCCGTGATGTTGACGCAATGCGAACATTGATTTCTCGATATCCCCAATAACACCTCAGTATACAGTTGTATAGTCAGGTGTGGGGTTTCCCCCTAGGTTGTTACTTATTTAATTTAGTATACTACGTTTAGTTGGAGTATGCGAGACCGCCCATACCACTCATGACACGTAGAACGTTGTAGTTGACTGCATACACTCGGACCTGAGCAGTTCGTCCAGAGCGCACTGTGTTGACTGAAACAGTGAGTTGAAGAGTTGCCTTGTCGATACGGGAGAAGTTGCAGGTGCCGGATGGCTGGTGCTCCTCTGGCTTGAGTGCAAAGGAGTAGACGTTGATACCTGGTTGAGGGGTTCGGCTGTGGTGCTGGTAAGGCTGAACGCGATCGAAGTATCGTCCCTCGCGCTCTGTGAATCGGTCTTGTCCGTTGAGCTGGAGCTTGGCAACCTCGACTGGGTTCTTGCCTGAGCATCGGACACCTGAATCGAGGATAACCTTGGCGAGAAGGTAGTTGGTTGTGGCTGCAAAGACCTCTTCGCCTTGATCGGAACCAGAGTCCAACCAAGAAGCACCTCCAAGGGAAGGACCGAAGGCAATACCGAGACCTGGGAGGTAAGGACCTGAAGGACCATCACCAGCTGTGGTGGGGATGGCTTGTTGGGCAGTTTGGTTACCAGTGTTACCGAGGGAGCCACGTGCAAGGACATCCATGACAATACCCTCAGTGCTGAAGTCATCAGTGTAGTTGAATGGCTGGCATCCATTGACCTCTGAGATGAAGTTCTGGTTGGGTGTGCAGTCAACGAAGGAATCTCGTTGAACAACCCAGACAAGCTCCTTCACTGGGTGGTTGAAGTTGAGCTGAATCTTGTTGGAAGAGGAGGTGATGGACTCGGCACCAGTGAACTGGAGTTGCTCAATCAAATACTCGTGTGTCTGTTGAGCAAATCGTCGTCGCTCTTCAGTGTCCAAATACACGTAGTCAATGTAAAGGGAGGCAGCTGTGAGTGATTGAATGGATGTGGCTGCAGCAGTGGCACCAGTGAGCTCATAATAGGTGCAGTTGATCCATTGCTCGAACTCAACATTGATACGGACCTCGTGATACTGGAGGGCAATCAATGGGATAGCAAGACCTGGGTTTCTGCAGAACCAGAACTGGAGTGGGATGTAGAGTGTCTTGGCTGGTGTTCCTGCACGGGGAGCGCAGGAGTTGGTGAGCTCGGCACCGGCGCAAGAGGCATCCAAGGCATAACCACGTCGGTCCTTGACGAGAACGAGGTCGTGGGTGTTGCCGATCATGTCATCGAGGGCTGCAATGGTACCTGCATCCTGGGAGAGCTGGGTCCAGATTTGGAGCCAGTCGCCATATTGTCTGTCAATACGTTGACCACCAATCTCGAGCTCAATGACCTTGAGCAATCGGTGACCAATGTAGTTGAGCCATCGGAATCGGTTCAAGTTGGTAGAACCGGATGTGAGGTCGACTGCTGGGAGAACAACCTGGACGTATGTTCGATACATCAAGTCAGCGTTACGGTTGATAACCGCTGTGACACGCTTGTTGAAGTCGGCCTGGCCGTTGAAGGTGACTTCAATGGACTCCATGGCGAAGTTGGTATGACGCTTGTAAAGCACCTTCCAGAAGGTAATCTGGGGATTACCAGAGATATAGATGTCCTGTGCACCGTAGCTGACAAGTTGTAAAAGACCACCACCCATGTTGTTATGTTCCAAAGCAAGAAGATTTTTTTCAGGAACGATGTAGGAAAAAAGGGGTTAAGGAGTGTCCTCCGCTAGACACTAATGGATGAAGATCAAGCATTAGCACTTGGCGTCGCAGTTACCTTTACGTTAACAGGGTTGTGCTGCTTGGCGTGGGGACTTCACAAGATGTTCATTCGAGAACGAATCACTGTAGAATCCTCTGAGGAACATTCTACATTCCTTCTAGGTGGTAGGACGATATAAACTTTCAGGATAAACATGACTCTTAAACAAATGGACCCATTTGGAATCGGCACGATTGTTGGAATTTTAGCAGTAGCAGGATGTTTTGTGTATCTTTATCGGAGAGATATGCATCGGTATAGTGCGAAGATGACTAAATCACCCTCTCATGAAGGTTTGAATACAATGACCCAGACGGAAGACCCTGCGTAGACTATTCCAATACCATTCGAGGAACAATATGCATCGCTTCTAACTCCTGCATCCACAGCTTCATTGCATAGGGGATGGTCTTCATAATAAACTCTGTCTTGTTCCCACAGGTTCCACAGGAGTAGATCATTTCATCCTCGTTCACCACTGCAAGTGTTCCACAGGTCTTGCAGATACCGGTTGGAAACGGGTCAGAGACATCCATCAAGCGTTCCTTCGTGAATGCCGCGGCACCGTGGCTCAGTAAGCAATCGCGTTCCATCTCACCTACACGAAGACCTCCATCTCGACTGCGTCCCTCACAGGGTTGTCGTGTCAGACTCACAATCGGTCCCTTACCTCGACTATGCTTCTTATCAATCACCATGTGCTTCAACCGCTGATAGAAGGTAGGACCCATGAAGATTTCAGCCTGCATCATTTCACCGGTCTGACCATTGTAGAGAATCTCATTGCCGTAGGGATGCAATCCTAACTCCAACATATGTTTACGCAAGTCTTCGACCTTCAAGTGGCTGTACGGAGTTCCATCACCGAGTGTTCCTTTACGCACACCCACTTTACCGAAGATGTTCTCCATCAACTGCGCAATCGTCATTCGAGAAGGAACTGCGTGAGGGTTCATAATCAAGTCGGGTCGTAATCCAGACGCAGTGAAGGGCATGTCTTCTTCGTCTAACAACATTCCAACCGTTCCCTTCTGTCCGTGTCGAGAGGAGAACTTGTCTCCAATCTGTGGCACGCGTTCAGACACAACACGCACTTTGATGAACGGATAGCCATCGCTGTTCTTGTCTTGCCACACTCCATCGATACGGCAGGGTTCGGTATTCTTGTGTGTAGTGCTTGCATCGCGATATGTATAGCCAGCTGTATCGTTACGCAGATTGACAACCTTTCCAATCACCACATCGTTCTCTTGGAGAGTTGAATGTAAGATAGGAATGCCATTGTCTCCCACTGCATCGTAACTAGTGGTCTTGTATTTGCGAGTATTGTGTCGCATGGGTTTCATGAACTTTTCTTCACGACCTGAGGTTACATTACGATGCTCTTCGTCTTTGTACATCGTGTAGTAAAGTCCACGCATGAAGCCACGATTGACTGAACTTCGGTTCATGATAATCGAATCCTCCTGATTGTAGCCACCATAACACGCAATCGCGACAATCGCATTCATTCCATACGGCATCTCGTGCATCTTCAAGATGTTCATAGGTCGTGTTTCCACTAAGGGACGAGTCAAGCTACACAAGAGATAACCGTTCTTGTCGAGTCGTTTCGCATAGTTGCCTGCGTAGACGCACATCGACTGCTTACCCATCGCAGACTGATAGGTGTTTCGAGGAGACTGATTGTGGTCCGACAATGGAATGCTGCTTGCCATATGACCGACAATCAAGCTTGGGTGAATCTCGTAGTGGGTATGTTGTGGTGTTGCGTGCTCTTTGGAAATCGCAATGTGAAGTGTCTCGGTTTCCGATGCATCGATGTATTCAATACAACTCTTCATCCAAGTGGTCCAATCGGCACCCACAGCAGGCCACTCACAGCCTCTACGGAACACAGGTCGCACCAATCGTCCTGCATCCGTCTCAATGATGATGGTGTTGAGAAGCGTATACCAGGCGATGGAAGTGTGTGGATGTAATCGGAAGGAATGTTTCGCAGTGCGTAATCGTTTCACAAGTGTATCGGGTGCTTGTGTGTATCCAATGATGACTCCATTCAAGGTGACTGCAGTGCCTTCGTAGACATGAGGTGTTTCAATCCAAGTCAAGTTTCCATGGTCTTGAAGGAAGTGAAGCAATGTATTGGTTGGAATGTGTTGAGACACGGAAGTCAGCAAGCTCATGTTCTTCACAATACCTACCGAATGACCTTCGGGAGTTTCAACAGGGCAGACGAATCCCCAGGAAGTGCCGTGAAGTTTACGAGGAGCCAACAACTTGCCGGATTTCTCAACTGGTGTTTGAATACGACGCAAGTGACTGAGTGTGCTGGTGTAGGACATACGCGCCAAGACTTGTGAGACACCCACTTTGGTCGCATTCGATAAGCTAGTGCTACTACTAGTGCCAAGACCTTGAACTGTAAAGTTTCCGGTAGCCAAAGCTTGCTTCAACTTACCTTCAATGGTTGACAGCTTCAAGATTTTATACAGATTGTTGATGTTGAGAATCTCCATCGGTTTAGGACCTTCCTCTCCCTTCTTCCAGCTATCGTTATTGACTTCCTGTACGAACTCGTTACGCGTATCATTACAGACCTTCTGGAAGAGCTGTCGGAACAAGTGGGTCAACAACGCACCCGTGGTTACCACTCGCTTGTTAGGATACGCATCTCGGTCATCCAACGCAATGGACTTCTGGTCGGTCAAGATGAGTCGACGAATCATGCTTGCAGCCAACATACACTTACGAGCATTCAAGATACCAAGTGGTGCGTTCTCGCCGATAAAGCGG